CACTGTTGCTAACTTTAAGTGCAGATTCAATTGCCATAAACATGTTGTTAATTTGTGTTGGCTCTTGTCCTTTTGCAATTGTATTAATATATCTATTGATTGCTGCTGTTGGCAATTTTGTACTAGCTCGCATACGTTTTGCACTATCTGGGTCTTTGAGCTTATCTTGTGCTTTGCTGTCTCCTACAAGGAAGTAAATGAAGTTGTAGAGATCAGTGCCCATAATGCGATACATTTTGTATAGTTCAAAGCCTGCTGTCTTCTTTGCATAACGCTGTACATATGCTCTAAAGTCTGGATACTGACGCATAGTTTCCAATGCTAATAGCGTTAGATATGCTCGTTCACCACAGTCAGAATAGGTTAGCTTTTGCGAGCTGCCATTGTCTTTGGTCATGCGTGACTCGTGCAAATCTCTCAAGAAAGAAAAAGGCTCTTCTTTAGTCGGAGTTATTTCGTGACCGCCTTCTATCTCTGCCCATTGCGCTGCTGTGAACTTTTCAGTCATTAAATGTTAGCCTCTAGCTGCTCTGTCTGCCTGACGTGCTATTTCGTCATCACTCGGTGCTGCAAATTCATCATCTTCTGGTTCGTCTGCTTGTGCTGTTGGTTTTGATTTTTCCCATTTCTCAAATTTTGCCATCATAGAACCAACTTTAGCCATTTCTTCTTTAGACATTCTTGATTTTTGAATTGCTTCTTGAGGAGTTTTTGCCAAGCCATCTGGTATTTCAGATAACATAGATCCTAGACTAGAAACTTTACCCCATAATTCATCGTCTAATACAAAGCCTGCTTCAACAGCATCTTTATCTATCATGCGCTGCATTCTTTGTCCGTATTTGTTAGCATCGGAATACTTGTTATTTGCGTAGTTTGATCTTTTAGGATCTATTGCTACTTCTGTTACTTCATTAATTTTCATTGTCTACTTCCTTAGTTTGGTTGCCAGCGCTGACGCGGCACTAGTTTGGTCTTTGATCCAAGAGCAACGTATCCTTCGCCGCCCTGCTCGCCTTTTGTTGTTGCTTTAACGTCTGCATCGGCGCTGTCTAGTTGATCAATAATATGATCCTTTGCAGTCATAATCTGTTTCACAAGTCCAAATATAGCAGGCAGCGCCTTAGGGCTTGCATCATTCATATCTGCAATCTTTGCTTGCTTGTTAGTACTTACCTTAGATGCACCAAGCCAATCAAAAAAACTATTTTCAATATTCTTCAATTGCTGTGTGCGTGTCATATGATTAACATATGTATAAATGATATTCTTCATATCACTTAACCCTGCAACAGGAGCAAGGAAGTTATCAATTAATTGTGCGTTCTTGTCTGCCGTTGCTCTAATACTTTTAACTTCTGATGTATCAACTTTGGGTTGATGTGTTACATATGTTTGCCCTAGCACTACTACATCATTACTATTAAGTTCTTGTACATCTTTAAAAGGAGTTGCAGCCTTCGAACCAAACTCATCAAGTTTTGTGTGAACTACTACACCCACTTTTGAGTTCGCTATGCGCTCGCCGAGTGGGCCATTCGTGTCAACTGTGTACTTGACTTTATTTGGTTCAAATTCTACAGCACCTTTGGTTGCTGTAAATGGTTTTCGTGGACTGTATAGCAAGTCGCCATAAACATATCCGCGGAAACTTCCAGGAGTAGCAGACTTCATAAGTTCAAACACTTCTGCCATCTCTTCGCCAAAGTCCTTGCGCCAAGGTTGTTCTTCTACACCCTTGCCTGAATTTTGTATAAAACGTGATAGATTGTCTGCGCTTGTTGATTTGTTCTTGCCCCAGCCGTTCTTGCCTACAAGTACAAATGTACCGTCTGGCTCACGTCCCCAATAGATAGTAGGATTGCCGTCCCACTTGATTGCAACGTCGCCACTATCAGATCCTAGTTTGTCTAAAATGTCTGCTGCTTCTTGAGCACCTTTGCTACCTTTAATGAATACTAGATCTTCTAAGTGATTATACTCGCGCCCTTTAAACTCTTCATTTAAAATTGATTCGCCTACAAGCTGTTTAGCAAACGGATGTTTGCCTCGCTTTTTCTTTGCTGGCATTTTTACATTGCCGCGGACTTGATCAGCAGCTTTGCCGCCGCCTCTAATTTCACTAAATCTCATCTATTAAAGGCTCCACTAGACATAACAACATTTCCCATGTTGCCGCTGAGTTCTTTAATACGTGCAAGCTGTTTGTCTTCTAATGTGACATATCCTGTTGGTGTTTTAGACTCAGGTATTTCTTTGCCTGCTTTTTCCATTGCTTCTTTCCACGGAGCAATTAGCTCGTCATAGTTTGGATCGCTTTTTAATTTTGCAAGCATAGTTTCAACTGTGTGAGTGTCAGCATTTTTGGCGCCTTTACCTAATAGTATTTCTGGAATACCTTTATTCCAATCGTTACTAACAACCTTGTCACCGTCATTAGGATCAACTATACCAAACTTAGGGCTAAACTTGTATCCTCTACCTCTTGCTAAAGCTGACAATAATATAGCTCTATCTTTACCGCCAAACTGTTCTGTGCCGCCACGCTTGGCATTGCGTTGATGAACTGGATCGTTTGAAAACATAAAGTCAGTTTGTACAAAGCCGTTCTTAGTATTGCCTCTAATAGGTGTGCGAAAGTGTAATTGATCTCCAGCATCGTGAATCCAGCCATCTTGCTTTGAACGGCCTTTATTCATTATATCTTCATCAGCAACACCTTGGCTCTTACACCATGCTGATAGTGTTGCTTTTAATTCTTCTTTTGATACTTTGTTTGCATCAGTATTAATATCTAAGTCACCTGACGAATTTGTTTCAAAAGATCCGCCCGGATTGTTTTTCTTTCCAGTTGTACCTAATAAATCTTCTTCGTCAATAGTCCATCCGATAACTTTTTCAAGCCATTTGATAGTAGGGTCAACATCAGGTGTTGCAATCCGTTGTGCTATTAATTCTTTCTTAGGCTCTGTTTTGAATACATTACCGCCTTCTTTAAGAATTGTCATTTTTCTTGCCTTCAATTATTCTTGTCATGCTGCGTTTAAATTTACGCGGATCGTTTGATTTAATACTGTTGATAAAACGTCTTTCTAACTCTCCAGCTGTGTCTGCGTCATATGTAGAATGAATTCTACTCAATAGATTAATTGCACTTTCAATAATATTGTTGGCGGTGCTGTCTATTAGATGGTCGCTGTCTTTGCGTCCATGCACATTATTAAGTTCTTCGAGTATACTTCTAGTACGTTTTTTCATTTTTACTATTTCCTATACTGTATTTAGTTTACGTTACATATAAATATTACAAACATTGGAGGATACAAATGTCAATATCGAATATGAGTTTCAAAAGTCGTTCCTTATTGTTTGCCAAACTTTCTAAGATTTCTTATTATAACTTAAAAGATGCAAAAAAGCAAGCAAAAACTTTAGGATTTACAACTGTAGAATTTTACGACAAGGAAGGAGCACAAGCATATCGATTTATGAACAAAGACGATCTTGTAATTGCATGCCGTGGTACTCAACCTGCAGAGTTTAATGATATCAGTGCAGATTTAAAAGCACTGCCTGTAGTGGCGGAAACTATTAGTAGAGTGCATCAAGGGTTCAAAGCAGAAGTAGACGAGTTATGGCCAATGATTGAACAAGATATCAATCGCAAAGCAAACTTAGGCAAAACACTTTGGTTCTGTGGACATAGTTTAGGAGCGGCAATGGCAACTATTATGTGTAGCCGTTGTATGCATGACGTAGAACTTAACGATCCAGTCGAACTGTATACCTTTGGCTCACCACGTGTGGGTTGGAGAGGGTATGTCAAGAGCTTAGGTGTTGTACATCACCGCTGGAAGAACAACAATGACATTGTTACTACTGTTCCTCTTTGGGCAATGGGTTATGTACACCACGGAACCCAACACTATCTAAATGCTTATGGTAATTATAGAAAGCCAACAGGTTGGCAGTTGTGGAAAGACAAGTGGCGTGGCGTATGGATGGGACTAAAGCAAGGTAAGATAGACAGTTTCGGCGATCACTCAATGACTGAGTACATCAAACACATTAGTAAACTAGACTAATCCCATAGACCTTCGTAGTACTTGCCAAACAATGTAAATGCATTTGTAAGGCGTTCTTGTGTTTCGTTTATGCAAGCCTTGCATACTGGATCACCAAAGTTTGAACATTTATCACGACACATATCTCCAGCATCCATTTCTTTTGACTTGTGTCCAAACGCCCAGATCATTTCGTCTATTATATCATCCCACTCTTGTTCTGTTAAGTCTGCTGGATAGCCGTGTTGAGTTGCTTTTAATTGTACAAGCATAGGATGAATAATCATGGCAAGTGTACAATCCATACTCCATGTGTCGTGCGGTTCTATTTCAACTCTTGTGGCACGATTCTTTCTATAAGGTCCAATTCTAACTTTCATAATAATCTACCACCATTACATTTTCAGGCTTGTTGGGGAGTTGAAATCTTTGTGCAAACTCCATTGCTTCACTTGCGTCTTCAAACAGTTCAGGTCGTAAGTCCCAACAGTGTTCTGTTTGCTTTGTGATATAAATCCAATCGTCTTTGCCGTCAAGACACACCATTACTGCATACATTTCTTATTTCCCTTATACAAATAAGTTGCTGACACTTTCTTCGTTTGTGATACGCCGAAGTGCTTCACCAATCAAAGGTGCAACACTAACCTGTCGTGTCTTTTTGCAGTTCTTAGGGCAACGATCAGGAATTGTATCTGTTACTACAAGCTCTTCAAGGACTGACTTCTCAACCTTTTGGCATGCTTCACCACTAAGTACACCGTGTGTAATATATGCACGAACACTTAGTGCGCCTGCTTTCATAATTGCATCAGCGGCTTTGCATAGTGTGCCTCCACTGTCAACAATGTCATCAACTAGAATGGCGTGTTTACCCCGTACATCGCCGATCAAGTTCATAACTTCACTCTTGCCTGCTTCCGGGCGCATCTTGTCTACAATAGCAATATCGCCGTTGAACATATCAGCAAACTTCCTAGCACGAACTGCACCTCCTGCGTCTGGTGACACAAACACTGTGCCTGCTTGTTCTACGTCTGGGTCATCAATAATGCCAATTGTACGTTTGATGTCTTTGGCAAACACCACACGGCTTGTTAAATCGTCCACCGGAATATCAAAAAAGCCTTGTATCTGTCCTGCGTGTAAATCCATTGTTAGGATTCTATCTGCGCCTGCTGTTGTTAATAAGTTACTAACAAGTTTTGCTGTGATAGGAGTACGACTTGCACTCTTACGATCTTGTCTTGCATAACCGTAATAAGGAATAACTGCTGTAATTCTACTTGCACTTGAACGTCTTGCCGCATCAATCATTATCAACAGTTCCATCAAACTATCATTTACTGGTCCGCAGGTACTTTGAATAATGAATACATCTTCTCCACGTATGTTTTCTAAAAACTCTACGCTGGTTTCGCCGTCTGCAAAGGTATCAACTTTTGCAGGAACTAGAGTTGCAAAACAACATTCTGCAATATCTTTTGCTAATTCTGGGTTAGCATTGCCCGTGATGATTTTCATTTTCAAAAATTAATCCTTTCGTTGTGGCTGTTATTTAACTGTACTTATAATATAACAAAAATTAGTATATGTCAAGAGAAAAGGTTGTGTCGTCGAACACAACCCTTTCAATATTAATAACCGTTTGGTACTAATATATAATGTATCGTTAGCACAATTGCTATCGACGCACCTAAGCCTATCATCATCTTTTGGAAGTCTCGTGCTACCAAAGGAAATACGCTCTTGAACTTCTTCTTGCCTGTGAAGCTTGCAATAGCAAGTTCTCTACCTGCAAGCATACCAACAAACACCCATGTAGTTGACATAGGTATGTCGTTGAGCTCTTTGAAGAAGTACAAACACAACCAATAGAATAGATCAATCAGCGTTGCTGACCTTACGTATCTTGTGTTGTGTTTTTCTAATACAATCTCTTGTATCTTGCCGCCACGT